GGGAAAAAATACAACGTTCTAAAAGTGGTATTTTAGGTAAATTACAAACCGTTTACAAATATCATCCAGATGTTCAGGCTTGTTTTTCTAAAAATGGTTAGCAATAATTCGTAAAAATACTGGTTTGTTTTTGAATTTTATATATATGTTAGATAATAAGCATAACATATAATAAATGAATACACAGTTACTATGTCTTTTTACATTAAAAGATGAGTTAGATATATCAATACAATTTGTTTTAGATAACTATGAATTGACAAATCCTAATGTTTTTATATTAGAAAACAAATCTAAATCAGATGAATTGTTTATTACTTTTAATGTAGCAAAAGGTTCTTCTGCAATACCTTCCGATTGGAAGACTATTTTAGTACATAGAAAGAAACAATCCAATACAATATATACAATCAATGCTTTAAACGAAGTTGTTAAATCAAAAACGGGTGGCATGTTAGATAGTGGGTATATGATTGATTGGGATGAATATAAGAACTGTATTTTAACAACATCAAATTCAGGTTACAAAAAGATTCCAACAAAAGTTTTCAAAAGTTTTAACACAGATAATTTGGAAAAGTAAGATTTTTTCCGTATATTTGTATAAATGAAAAGAACAAGATTTAAACCTGTACAAATTTTTGCTAATTCCCCTTCGGATATTTTCGAAACACATCGACGTGAGATTGCAATCTCAATTATTGATGGTGTATCATTTGGAATCAGAAACAAAAAAGACAAAGTAGATTTTGCAGAAATTGTAGTTAAAGAGATGATTATCATCACTCTTTCCATTGATAGTAAAGAATTCACACAATTACTTGATGAGAACATTCAAACCCTTATAGAATATGAGGATTACGAATTGTGTGCCCAAGCATTAAAACTTAAAAACAAAATAAATAAAACAAATGAAAGAGTTACTCAAAAAATTGGAATTATGGCTTGACATCCATGTGGTGTATTTTCTGTATAACGGAAACAAAACACAAAGGTATTATACAATGTTAGAAAAAAAGTGGGGTATTAAAAAATAGTTATGACAGAAAAAGGACCAGAACAATCGGCAATCGCATATTGCGAAGAAATATATCCACAAACGTGTGATGAATTCAAACAGATTTTAGACGAAATGTATGAAACATTTTGTAAGAAACAAAGAAACTACGGACCTGGTAATATTTCCGTAGGAACTACTCTGCAAACCAAAGAAGATATTAAACTATCTTTGACAGGATTGTGGTTTAGACAAAACGATAAAATCAACAGATTAAAACAATTGGTAGTTATGGGGCAACCAGACGAAGTTGGAGAATCAGTTGAAGATACTTATCAAGACTTATCCATATATTCCGTAATCGCTCAATTAGTGAGTAGAGGAAAATGGGCAAAATAAAGGATTTTTATTGGGCAAAATAAAGCTTGGAAATGTAACAAATATTTCGTATCTTTGTTACAACAAAAGCAAAAAGGTTATATTTAGATATAGGTAATCGCGATATAACCTTAAAACTTAAAACAATTTATTAACACTTAAAACTTAAAAAAGCAATGGATATTTCATTAGCATTAAAGAGATTTAGCTCTCTTCAAAACAACACAAAAAAGTCTGACTCAATCTTTAAGCCAGCAAACGGTAAATCTCAAATCCGTTTAGTACCTTACAAATTTAATAAGGATAATCCTTTTATTGAATTGTATTTTCATTACAACATTAACAACAAAACTTACTTATCTCCAATTTCATTTGGAAGACCTGACCCTATTGTAGAGTTTGCTGAAAAGTTAAAACGCACAGGTGATACTGATGATTGGAAAGCAGGTAAGAAGATGGAGCCAAAATTAAGAACATTTGCACCTGTAATCGTAAGAGGTAAGGAAAGTGAAGGAGTTAAGTTTTGGGGATTCGGAAAAACCGTATATCAAGATATTTTAGGATATATAGCAGACCCTGATTATGGTGATATTACAGACCCACATTCAGGACGTGATATTGTATTAGAAGTGGTATCTGCTGAAGAATCAAATGCAGCATACCCAACAACTACAATTCGTGTTAAACCTGCAGTATCTAAAATCTTAGATGACTCACAAGCAGTAACTGATTTGTTAAACGCACAGAAAGAAATTACAGATTTATATTCTGAATTATCTTATGATGAGTTAAAAAGTGTATTAGAAAGTTGGTTAAATCCATCGGCAGCTGCTAACGGAACAGGCAACCCTGTAAACGAAGCATTGGAAGCACCTAAAACACAATCATCAGTATCGGCAGATTTGGGTGGAACATCTCTTACACCAGTAATAGATAAACTACCTTGGGATGAGGAAGAAATTGTTGTAAACGTACCCGCAAAACCTGCACCAAAAGCAGCAGTTGCAAAAGATGATGTAGAATCGGCATTTGACGATTTATTTAACAACTAAAAAAAAGTTATAATGGCAAAAAGAGAAGATGATTTAGCAAGTTTACTTGCCGATTCTCTAAACAAACAAAATAAGGATGGGAAGATTGCCTATTTCTTAGACGATGATAGTACGGATGCTCCGACAAACGTCAAAGATTGGTTATCAACGGGAAATGCAATGCTTGATGTTGCAATCTCAAACAGACCTTATGGAGGATTGCCAGTTGGTAGAATAACAGAAATAACGGGTTTAGAGCAGAGTGGAAAATCTCTGCTCTCTGCCCATTTATTAGCTGAAGCACAACGTAAAGGTGGTGTTGCAGTTCTGATTGATACCGAAACCGCAGTTAGTAGAGAATTTTTAGAAGCAATTGGAGTGGATATTTCCAAACTCCTTTATGTTTCAGTAGATACCGTTGAAGGTATTTTTGAAGCTTGTGAAACAATTATTGAGCAAGTTCGTAAGGGTGATAAAGATAGATTAGTTACAATCGTAGTAGATTCAGTAGCAGCAGCATCTTCAAAGAAAGAGATGGAAGCTGATTATGATAAAGACGGTTACGCAACTGATAAGGCAATTATCATTTCCAAAGCAATGAGAAAGATTACCAATATGATTGGTAGACAATCTATTGCATTAGTATTCACAAACCAATTAAGACAGAAAATGAACGCAATGTTCGGAGACCCTTGGACAACATCGGGTGGAAAAGCACTTGCATTCCACAGTTCTGTTAGATTGAGATTGAAGAATATGGGACAATTAAAAACGGCAGATAGAATCGTAGGTATTAAGGTTCGTTGTCAGGTTATTAAAAACAGAATGGGACCTCCTTTGAGACACGCAGATTTTGATATTTTCTTTGATAGAGGTATTGATAATTACGGTGGATGGATTTCTGTTATGAAAGACCAGAAGTTGGTAAAGCAAGCAGGTGCTTGGTACACATATACCGATATTGAATCAGGAGAGGAAATCAAATTCCAATCAAAAGACTTCGTATCTATTTTGCAAGATGAGGCTTTAAAAGACCAAATCTACCGTAGAATCTGCGAAGCAACTATTTTACAATACAAAACATCAGCATCAGAGGAAGTTGAATTAACAACGGATGAAGGCAATGAGTCAGATTAACAAAAGGTATTTAGATATACTAAAACAAATAGACGAAGAACACAAAGGGTTTGGTGATTTACACCGAAATTCTAAAACTTTGGTAATTGATGGATTAAATACATTCATCCGTTCATGGTCTACCGCTCCTAATCTTAATGATAATGGAGACCACATTGGAGGCATAGTCGGTACTTTAAAAAGTATCGGCTACGCTATCCGTACTCTCAACCCAACCAGAGTTGTAATCGTATTCGATGGTAAGAATGGTTCAAGTAGCAGAAAGGCAATCTTTTCTGGATACAAAGCAGATAGAGGTAAGAACAAAATCAAAATGAGATTGAATCGTGCTGCAACTGTTGAAATGAACGCAGAGGAAGAAGGTGAATCTATGAAACGCCAAATGGTGGGATTAGGTGAACTGCTTTCCGCTCTACCCGTTTCTATTATGATATATGATGGAATTGAAGCCGATGATGTAATGGCATATATTGCAACTCAATTAAAGAAGGAAAATGAGAAAGTTATTATTATGAGTTCTGATAAAGACTTTTTACAATTGGTAAATAAAGATGTAAGTGTTTATTCTCCATCAAAGAAAAAAGTGTATAATATTCCAGAAGTAATTGAGGAATTCGGAATTCATCCACATAACTTTGTTAATTTCAGAATGATTGATGGTGATAAATCAGATAGTATTGGTGGTATTCCAGGTTTAGGATTAAAAACCATCTTAAAAAGTTTCCCTTTATTAGTAGATGAGAGAGTGCATACAACAGAATCTATGTTGGAGTTCATTCAGCAACAACCAAAGAAAACAAAAGCACACAATTTATTTGAGAATAACTTGGAAATCTTAAAAAGAAATCGTAAATTGATGCAATTATCCGAACCTGAATTTAGTGGTAATCTTCGTATGAAAATTATAGATAGATTCAACGAACCAAATTCAAAGTTTAGTAAGCAGGAGTTTTTAAAAGTGGGATTGAAAACAAAGATTTTAGATTCATTCCCAAACATTACGGATTGGTTACAATCCACATTTAGTTTTATTGCCAAATTTTAATATTTATAATAAAAATATTATGGCATACATTTATAAGCATATTAGAAAAGATACAAATGAAGTTTTTTATATAGGGATAGCAAAACAATCTTACAGATTATATTCCAAATTTGGTAGAAATAAACATTGGAATAACATTGTAAATAAAGTTGGGTTTGATGCTGAAATTATATAAGATAATTTAACTTG